CTGTTACCTCATCTAACTGATTGTTTACTTCATCAGATTGATCTTGTGGAATTTCAGAACCAGCAACGAAATCTGCCCATCTAGCGAAGTTGGGAACAAGTCCTGACTGCAATCTAGAAGCAAATTCTTGAACGCCAACAACAGCAGTTTCATCAAAGATGCGATCATCTCTGCGTTGCCCAGGGGTTTCAGAATAAAAACTTTGCCGCATTGGTAATGCATATTCATAACATTCATCAAATAACGGCTCAAACAATGCACGTTGAGATTTGGCTCGATCATACATTGAAAGAAGTTGTTGTGCAGTTTTATGCATTAAAGTGTCTCATCAATATAGCCAATGCCGCCTTTTGACCCTGTAAGCAATGACATGCCTCCAGCACCCTTCTTTTTCTTAGCAACAGTTTCTTCAAGAGCCTTTGCCTTTGCCTCTTGTTTCTTTTCCTGTTCCATTTGCTGTTGATTTTCTCTTTCAATCTCAACATTAGGATCAACCGCAGGGGTTTTAGGACGACCACCAAATATACACATAGCTATTCTCCTTTGTACTACAACTACAGAATGCATTTATGCATATCAACGCACAAATCACATCCTTGACCACAATCCTTGCCTACGCTTCTTTGGTTGACGAGTAAAGACATCAAAACTTCTGCTTGCTTGAAATGGTTGAGGTGTTGCCGCCTGATTACTTAATATGGCTCTACCTTCTCCACTACCAAGCATTAGATATTGTAAAGCATCATGTATATGAGAAAAATGATTCTTTTCTGGTTTATCATCATAACGCTCACCAGAAACTTGCATTCTTCTATACTGATATCCACCTTCAAAGCCTTTAATAATTGTTTTGCATCTAGGATCAATTAAGAAGCCAGAATGCCCATCAACCATTCTACCTAGCGGTGCAGATACAGATTCGAGACGTAAAGAAACATCGTTAGATGGTGCAGGGCGAGCATTCAACCCAGCACCTCTAAGAATCTGAAATGGTGTTGATTCATCTGTTTGCGCACGAAAATCACCAGCAGGATCGCCAAAAATTATTACTTCATTGGTTGGATAACGTGTTGCTAACTCTTGCCTCAGAAGTTCACTAAACTTGACTATGCCCATATCAAAGGCAACCAACTCTTGCAGTATTAGCCAACGCCCTCTTACTTTCTGTCCGATAACGCCAGCAGGGGTTAGCCCGAAATCAAGCCCGACATAAATTGGCACGGTTGCCGCTATAGGTATTTCTTCTTTTGCCACATGCACATCAGTTGCAAACATAGGATAAACAGGTTTACCATCCTTTATACTGCCAAGGCGGTTCATCACATACACGTCTATCCAACTCTTGGTCTTCCCCATTACAATGTTCTTGTAATAGTCTGATCTCATATTGTTTGCGTTTTCTGCGTTCTCGTTTCGAGAATATTCTGTGACGTTCCCTTCTTCGTCCTTTACTTCCACCATCCCTGCGGCTTGAGTGTAGAAGCTCCAGTTGTCTGGTTTTACGAGCATTCGCGCTTCTTCTTTTGATATGTGGTCTGGAATTGGAACTTCGCCTGACATTATTGGCCACCAATGATCCTCCTCTGGTGCATTAGTATCAGCAATCACACCTGTCCAAGTACAACCGCCATCTTTCATTGAAGGGAAGCGACCAACACGCATGGTACACGCATCAATAATACTCTTTGGTATCTCTCTTGCTTCATTAATCCAGATGCCTGTAAGTTCTAAAGACAACAACTTTTTAACGTCCTCTGGTCTATCTAACGCAAGAAAGATAACCTCAAGATCAATGTCAGCTTGTTTGATGTGATGTGTGTATGGCACAGACCAAAGAAACTTACCCCACGTTTCTTCTGGAAACCAATCTAGCCATGTCTTAATTGTGGTAGTTCTAAGCTGTGGGTTTGTGTTTCTGATGACAGCCCAGCGTGATTTTCTAATTCCTTCAGCGTTCTTTTCCTGTTGCAACGCTCTGCGAAAAACTTCTACACAACAACAAACAGATTTGCCAGAACCTACAGGGCCACGCAATCCACGAAAGAATGTATCATCTTTCATAAATCCTTTAAGGACTGCACCATCTGGTTTGTACTTAAAGTTGGTCAACCTTATGATCCTTGCCAAACTTAATCATACGCTCAATAATGTTGGGCGCAATAACAGAAATCATCTTATCAGCTTCTCTGTCTGTGCAAAATTCTTTTGGATGGTGAACAAGGTGGACTTTCTTCACTATTGTGCGAAGCATATCTCGCTCTTGCTGATTCAATGTATGTAGAAAACTCATCTAAACTTCTTTGTCTTTTTAGCTATAGATTTGGGTTGCTTTGAAAATTGCTTACCCTTTTTTATAGCCTTTCTTTTTGCGGCTGTCGATGCCGCATATTCAGAAGATGATAAGCTTTTAATAGCAGACTCTGGCAAGTAACGCTCACCAGTTGCCTTACTACCTTGAGTGCTAGGCTTGCCTGACTTTGTGCGCCACTTCTGCTTTGTCCAAGCTATTAATGATTTTTGAGGTGCTTTCATTACATGCCTTTAGCTTTTAAATATTTCATGTAAAGGCTTTGAAGCTGACCCTTTGACATGCCATCAATCTCTTTAGCTGTTGCAACATTGTTAGACTTTGCCCAGCTTTTTACCGCACGGCTAGTCATTGTCATTAAATCAGTTCCAGAAGTTTTATTTAGAAGTGATTTAGAAGTTGTTTTTTTAGGTGGCTTCATGATGTATATCCTCCTCCTTTACCTTTGTAAGCTTTAGCTAGCATCTGTGCTTTACGCGCAGACCACTGACCAGATTTGCCGCCTTTGTTTCCAGCTTTGATTCTTTCAAATAAAGCTTTGCGCATTTTAGGTTTGGTATAATTACCAGCTTCATTTACAGCCATTATTTTTTCATCTTTTGTTTAACAATTTTTTTCTGCAACTCTTTTGGCAATGTCTTCTGCTTGCCAGTAAGCATTGACTTCTTTGCTGGACGACCTACCTTTGAACCATAAGTTCCTTTACCCATCGGCATAATTACTTTCCTTTCTTTGCTTCTTTCTGTTTCTGATATCTAGCTAAAAGCCTTCTGCCTTTAGCCACTGCACTTGCTTTATCGCCACTATGACCCCAAGCCACAAGTGACAATTTTAATCTAGTTGGCCTTCCCTTCTCATCTTTGAGAGGACCTTTAGCAGAACCCATTCTAACAAGAAAGCTACCCTTGCGCCGTAATTTCTCTGGCGTGTCTGCCGCTCCTTTTACTGGGGCTTTAAGACTGCCTTTCTTGCCAGACTTGGTGCGATAAGATGCGCGACCCTTTTCATTTAAGCCGCCCTTAGGGTTCTGCCCTGCCTTACGTTGCCATGCTGGAGTCTTCTTCATTTTGGTGCATTTCCAAAGCTGTCAAAACCCGAATAGCCAGCATTGCCAACATCAACACCAGATGTAGGTGAACTGAATGAATCCTTGCCCCCACCTTTCTGGTTTAACAGTGTTGGCTTCTTTTTCTTTGCCTGATCTTTACTGCTAACAGTAGGTGCAGTAGTAGGCGTTGATTTGTCTCTCATCATGGAAAGGCACATAATAATCTCCTATGCTGATTGCTCACCCATAAAGTCAGCTTCATTTTGCGCTGTACGTTCAGCTTGTATTTCATTTATGGTTCTGCGCTTGGGTGGAACTGGAACTGACATAGGTGTTGTTTCTGGTTTTTGTGGCGGCAATGGAGTTGACCCAGATTCTTCTATTTGTGTCTTTAAGTCAATTTCTTGCGCTTCAGCAGTTTGAAACAAGGAAGATGATATAGTATCCCACAATGTTTTACGTCTAGGTGTCATAGGACCCTCAAGGTTGAAAGTCTTTGATGCAATATCAAACTCAGGCTCAAAATTATTAGGAGCAATCTCAGGCTCGTTAGGAATAACAATACGAACTCTCATGTTATTTGCATTGCCTTCCGCCATAAGTTTTTCACCAAAATATCTTGCATAGAAATATGGGCTGTATGTTTGTGT